GTTTGCATATCTCTAAGTATAGATTCCATATACTTAGTTCTTTTGTCTACACCATAAGGATCTTGAGAATAAGCTTTAACATCAAACATTCTCTCTGATATTCCATTAACTAGTATGTCTACAAATTTAGGTATTATAGGTACAGGTTTCCAATCTAAATTAAGATAGGATAAATCCCCATTTATAGATAATTCATCTTTATACTTTTGCACCCCTTGCTCTCCTCTTGCGTATAATCTTAAATTATGAAAAGTGTTTTGATTACTTTTAAAACGACCAATACCATTATCAGAACGAAACCACTCGTTCTCTATCGCTCTACCTACTCTAGTTCCATAGTCTAGACTCATCTTTTCAGAATCGCTAGCTATTTGGCTCGGAAAATAACTTGTTATAACTGACTCAGCCATATTTTTATTTTTCTATTAATTTCGAAACACTTCCTGTGTTGGAGTATCTGCTTATTTTTAAATTTAGTTTTTGCTTTTGCCTTTCAGCGGCTGGACTATATAAATTTCTATTAACAGCCATTATAGCTAACCCTGAGCTTATAGCCGCATCAAATTTAGTTCTGTTATTAATATCGAACTTAGCCCAATCATTTAGCGTTGTATTAAAATACATTCCTCCATACTGTCCATCTTCTTTTAGTCCCACATATCTATCTATGTAAGATTCAATTGCAGCGGCATGTGCCTGCTTTATATCTTCACTAGAGTTTGGTATTCCTCCAATTTCTTTTTCTGTTTTAGATAATTTATTCCAAAGCCTATCCGGCCTATTCATTGAATAACCTCTATACCCTCTTCTTTTTAAATAATACAAAAGTCTAGGCTTGTTATTTTCACATAACAAAGGCATACCGTAAAACACTAAAGCCATCAATACATCTTCGAAAAACATTTCCGCTGTTTGAGGTCTAGCTAGGTATTCAAGAAAAAAGGTATTAGGGGGAGCATCTTCCATTGAAAACTTTGTAAGTCCATGAAGAGCGCCTTTAGACCCTCTACCATCTGTTGTACCACTAATATCATAACTATCACAGCCAAAAGCACCAATGTGATCATTGCCTGGCGACTTAAAGCCATTCTTAACATATTGCTTGTTTTGTAAATTTAAACTTGGCACCCAAGAAATATTAAATCTTCCTTGTGGATTAGGTGTAAATTTAACTTTAGTGTCTTTTATTCCGTTTTCCCAACTAAAACTTCCACGCGTTAATACTCCTGAATGTTTTAAGTCTTCGTTGTAATCTATTTGCTCGTATATCTTTACTAAATTATACAAGCTGTTTTGAGTCTCGTCCCTGAAAGCATGTTCTGTTGTACGCGGAAACTGCCTGTAATGCTCATTTAAGCCGTCCTGGTCGCCTTTTAATCCATCTGCCTCATTATTCCAATGCTCAATGACTCCGAGCTCGATAGGGTCGCCGTATGGATCTTCTAAAGGTTTTTCAGGAGTATCGAATACGGGCATTCCGTATTTGTCAATGAATCCTTCATAATTCCATTCCATAGGAATGAACAGACTATATAGTCCAGATTTGGTTTGTCCATTCTTATTTCTTTTAGCTATATTCGATGCTTGATATAATTTTTTAAAATTGCTACCCCCTTTGTCTAATGCGTTCGAGGTAGACCCCATCATACACTTACCGATAATTCTACTACCTAAACGTAAACATGTTTTGGTAACCCCCCAGTTGTTTAATATATTGTTAGGTCTTTCCCACTTACCCGATTCATCGTGAACTAAAAGTTTTAACTTTTCACCGTCATAACTATTGTCCCCTGTGTTTTTGTAATCTATAGTAGTGTCTAGTCCCTCTAATATTATCTGATCCGAATCAGTGTTTTGTATAGATCTTTTTGTTAATCTAGAAGCCGGGACCCTATAAGCTAATTCTTGCTTTGGTCGATCCATACCGTCCTGGATCGGTTTAAAGAAAAACGGATAGTTGATAGATATGGGTACGACTTTATCCGTGAACATCTTCTTCGCATCAGCACCCGATTTCGATAGTATACCAAATCTGGAATCACTCGACACCGTAGCTTGGTTAATTGTTTCTCCCGACGCCATGAATGAAAATCCGGAACGTCTGTTTTTAAGGTAACAAATACCGTAACAACGTGCGTCTGCCTTGCACGCTTCCCAGAATATATAGAATAACCTGTTTGATTCACGAAAGTCGGGTAACCCCACATCGATTTTTGACCACTGCAAATACATGTAGTGAGTACCAGTAATATAAGTAGGTATATTGTTGTTAAGAAACCAGTAACCATTTTCTCTTCTTTCAAATTGCTCATCTATATAGGGTTCCCATTTTTCTTTAAAGCTATCCGGATAGTCTTTCCACTCAAATATGCTTTGTATTCTTTTAAGTTCTTTAGGGTATTCTTCAGGTTTCCATAAATTATTACCTTTAGTTAGTTTTTTGGGCGTCTTAGGTAAAGCTATTTTTAAACCTTGTATATTATATATTTCCCCTATTTGTCCGGTATTACTAATAACAATTATGTCGTTATCTTTATCGTATCCGTATTTCCAGTTTTTTAAGCTGTTGCGCTTAGATAGCACATTGCCTTTTACAGGAGTTATAACTGAGTATAGATCTTGCTTGTACATTACTTAGCTCTTCTTTCTGCAAAGCCTTTGTAAGTTTTTTCCTTAGACTCTTCTTTAGGCTTTTCATTTAGTATATCCTCTTCCGCTTGTATTCTATTTAGTATTTCAAACGCGTCAAATATAGCTAGCTTTTTTGTAGCTGCTGCGTTTTTAAGTCTATCAGCAGAAATGTCATCGTCTGAATCTACAATAGCTTCTTTTGCTACTTTAATTAATTCTTCAACTGCTTTGTGCCCAGCCTGGATTATATTCTTCTTCGTTTCCTTTATATTCATATTTAATTGTGATTTGATTGGTAGGAACTCGATACATTTTTTTGCCTTCCACAATAAATTCGTATTCAGCTCCGGGTCTAAACCCTATAAGGTCATTCGCTTTTATAGATTTAAGCGCAGGATCTTTATACTTTATTATGCCTATTCCTTCTTTTTCAAAAGAACTAGAAAACATTTTTGTTTCTTTAATAGGTTGCACGAAATTAAATCCTTCGCAAGCCAGCCATTTGTTATCTCGCTTGTAAGCAAATATTTGATTAGGTTGCACAAAATATTTATCTTCTTCGTAAAAACTTCTTGAATTTTTTTCTTTACCACGTATGTCTCTAAACCTTCTGAATACATTGTGATGTATTATTATTATGTCGTCTTTACGTATTTTAGTGTCGTTGAAATAGGGCTCTGAAATAACTAGCCCTATTCTTGACACATAAGAATGATTCTGTAATTCTGTGTTTAATATAAATTCTGTACCGTCTATATTTAATTTGTTTTGATAACGACCCTCCAATGGCCTTACCACAAAATCGGTATATCCTTTCATTAATACTCTAAATTATATTCTATTGCTATTGCCATATTTTTATTAAAATCTTTCCAAGGCAATACTTCATTATTTTTAGTTATATATATTGAATACTTATCTTCTTCTTCAATTATACTATCTATAATATGACCACCATACACTTCCTGACCTACAGAATAGTGCATGGCGTCATTTTTATAGTCTCTACCTATACTTATCTTACGTACTAGGTGCATTATCTTTCATTTCTCCGGTAACTATATCTATAGATACATCTCCGTATTTTTCTTCTAGTGCTTTTTGCACTGACTCTAGCACATCTGTTTTCATTTTCATGGTGTGCATTAAGTCATGCTTTTGTAGCTCAATACCTCCAACTTGCATTTGCAATCGGTTAACAGCTTCAACTGCGGATTTAACCCCAGTTAATTCATCGCTTGTAATGAATCTTTTACCTATTACAGGTACTTCTTTTTTTGTTTTCTTTTTTGCCATTTGATTAAATTTAAAATTAATATTCCGTTATTTTATTTATTACGCGTTTTTGTTACTTATTGATTTTGCTTTTTCATACGAACGCCCAACAAAATAAGCGCCATAGACAGTAACCAGTAAAGTTTGAAATATAGGTATATACTCTTCAGCTACTTTAAACTCACCTATATTACCATCAAAAAATGCACAAGCTGTAAATATAACTGTTAAATATATAAGCACCATAGGTCTTATATTCTTTGA